AAGTCAGGCATTTATAGGATATGCTTTTACTCCTACTCTTAAAACTTTACCTATAGATGCGGCTATACAAGGTGGACCTTTAACTGGAGAGCCTAGACAAATACCTAAAGTCATATTAGATTTACATTCAACACTTGCTGTTAGTGTGCAAGGACCAAGTACAACATCAACAAGTAGAGATTTGGTTATAAGGAATACAACGGATACTGTAACTGGTGGCTTGATGGAAAGATCTGCTGTAACTGGTAAAGAAGAGTTTAGATTATTAGGATATAGTCGTGATCCTAGAGTAATAGTATCACAGTCTTTTCCTTTGGATTTACAGATTAACGGAATGATAGTAGAGGTGGCATTTTGAGTTTTACATTAGCATTAGCAATAGGGTCAAGTCTTGTAACTGCTAGAGGCTATCAACAAGCGGCTAGAGCAGCAAAAATGGAAGGTGCTTTAACTGCTCGTAATATTCAAGAACAAGCTAAGATAAGAAAGTTACAAGCATTACAAGAACATAATTCTATTATGCAAAACTTAGAGTCTTTTAAGAATACTAATGCTTCAATAAGTGGTGTGTTAGGTAGAGATATGGGATCTGATAGATCTTTGAAAGCAATAAGGAAAAGAGCAGATAAAGATAATATAGAAGCAATACAAAGAGCAAACTATCAATCTCTTGCTGAAGTATCTAAGTTGGCACAACAAAGAGAAATGACAAAACTAAAAGCAAGTAATTTAAGTAAAGCATATAGATTGAAAGCCTTTGGTACTTTAGTATCAGGTGCTTATCAAGCAAGTAGGGTTACATAATGGTAGAGTTTATAAGATCTAAAAGAACATCTTTTGTTAATAAACCAGTTGGTATAGTTGCGGCTGATACTGGTGCAAGACAGTTAGGTTTGTCTGTAGCTGAGTTTGGTAACTCAATGCAAAAGATATTTTGGAGAGAAGCAGAAAAAGAAGCCATAGAAGGTGATGTCAAGAAAGCTAATACATTAGCAATAAGAGATAGTAATAATAATCTTAAATTTGAAAGACCAAAAGTAACAGCAGTAGGTCAAGCTAAGTTTGATGAAATATTAAGAAATAGATATGCAAATGATATTCTTATTAAATCAAAAGCAAAGTTTGGTGAGCTTCATGCAGAATACACAAGCGATAATAAATTTGATAAAGATGGGTTTGATACAGCGGCTAATGAATATATCAAAGGTCATATTGAATCTTTTAGAGAAAATAATATGGCAGATTTTATACCTGCATTTTTATCAAAGGTACAAAATCAAGCAGTCCTACATTCTAATAAAATTTTAAATGATAAGATAGGACAAGAAAATAGAATAGCAAATGAAAATCAGAAGATAATTATTGATGAAAATATTAAAGAATTAAATGGTTTGTATTATAACGCAAGTAGTATTTCTATGTCAGGAGTAGATGCAGGTGAACTAAGGTCTGATCTAAATGATGATATTAAAGAAGCTGAGAAAGAAATACTAGATCAAATAAATAGTTTGAAAGGTAGAGAGGGTGGATTAAATGCACCTGCTATATTAGAGCTAAAAAGAAAGATGAGGATAAACTCATCATTAGGTGTGTTGCAATCTATCATTGATAAAAATCCACAAGATGCTAAAGCAATCAAGTTTTTAGAACTTGCATTTCAAGGTGAAACGATAACACCTGAAGCAAAAGCTTATCTTGCTCTTACAGATAATCCTATTTCAGAATCAGATTTAATTACTGTTTCATCATTAAAAGATAGATTTAAATATACATATTCTGATTTTCAAACAATAAGTGGTATATTAAGTAACCAAGCAGGAGATGCTTCAAAAGCTAGTAGTGATGTTGAAAATATAGCTAAAGGTAAGTTTGCATCAGCTAAAATGAAATCAACTGGTTATCACACTAATAGTAAACCTAGTAGAGAAGAATATCAATTAGGTTTGCAAAACGATCATGGTCCATTAGATATAAGATCTTTTATGATGTTGCCACAAGATAAATATGAAGCAGTTTTAGTAGATTTAAGAAAGTCAACAATACTACCACAGAGTTTATTTGAAGCATTTAGTAACAAAAATGTTATGTCAATATTTGAAAATCTACCTACAGATGAGAAGAAAAGAGTGGCATTTAAGTTACTTAATACTTGGAATAATATATCTAAAAGACAAGATGTATCAGGGTTTGTGTCAAGTAGATACCCAAGTGGATATAATGATATAGAAAAAAGATTTGCTATTATTAAAAAGATAACAGATGTAGGTGGTGAAGATTATTTATTACCTGCATTTGAAATAGCTAATATGTCACCAGAGAGTTCAGATCAGGCTGATAAATTAATGATGACATATAATTTACAGTTTGATTTAAAAGCGACTAAGCCATCTGATGTACCTTTAGCAATACTTTCTAAAACAGAAATAGACGATCAATTTTATCAAGAGTTTGTACCATTTACCAAAGCATTATTATTTGCAGGGAAGTTAAAAGACAAAGATGGAAAAGGTGTAGAGTTTTCAATAGATAATATTGTTGATGTACTAGATAATACCTATAAAAATTTATATGAACTAGATGATGATGAAACCTTTCAATTATTTGGTACTAGATTAGGTGGCAGAACTAATGTGTCATATAAAAACTATTTTAAGAATCAAGGATCTCAACAGTTTTTTACTGATTATGTAAATAATAAATTAGAAACTAGAAGAACATATACACCTGAAGCTATGGAAACTGCATCAGAAATCGAGCCTATAGAGTATAGAGCAGGACCAAATGGGAATGCAAAATATCTACCTAGTTATCAAAATGCAGGTGGTACAGATATGATATGGACTTTAGTTGATGAAGATAAAGTGCCAATAAAAGGTTTTGATGGCACAAATATTACTATTAATACTAAAGATGTAAATAAAGCATTGATTGCAAATCTGAAAGAACAAGAAAAAATAGCTTTAGCTAAAAACTATGATAGTGCAACTTTAACTAAATCTGACATAGATACTGTACTTACAAATATAGATTTAAATAAAAATAACTTTTTTGCTTTGCAACAAATAAGAGAACAATTTGGCGGCACTAATAAACAGATAGATGCAAAGTTAGCATCACTAGGTGATAGAGGTGTGCCTATATCACAAAGAGCTACTGATGAAGAAGTCGATCAAACTGTAACACCACCAAAAGAAAATATATTTACTAAAGGATTAAATTATTTAATAGATTTTTTCGAAACTAGAGATGTAAATATTAATATAGATGGTATACGAAGAGATTTTCCAGAGCTTGGTAGTAAAGGATCACAAAATCCTGCATGGCAATATGTATATAATCAAACTATTACAGATAGTAAAAATACTCCAGAGGTAAAGAAAGCACTTGAAGAAAACTTTAATGAAGAAGTTGCTATAAATATAGTTGATGATGTTGTTGAAGTTATTGAATATCTTGGAGATATAGAAGGTTATAAAGAACATGGTTATAAAGATGGAGTAGGTAAACACGCAACTATATCAGTTGGTGCAGGATTTAATATTAAGTTTTTAACAGATGAAGATCTAGCTATACTAAGTGATGATGGTCGAGCAAAGGTAAAAGAGTTACAAAGACTTTTAAAACAAGTGCCATCAGGAAGAATGTCACTTGATGACATTGAGGCTTATAGTAAAAAGCAAGGTATTACTATTACAGAAGAACAATCACAAAAAATATTTAGAAATAAAGTAACAAGATTATATAAACAGTTTACTACTGAGTTTCCAAACTTTACAACATTAAGTCCAGAAAGACAAAGTGCATTGATAGATCATGCTTACCAAATGGGATATGGTGCAGGAGAGTTTACAAAATATTGGAAAGAAGTATCAAGAGGTTTAAAAACAAATGATCCTAAGAGAAGAGATTATCATTTTATGATGGCAGGGTCACATTTGATTTATAATTTTAATACTGAAGCACAAGAGGCAATGAGTAATCTTTTTGTAACTGGTGAAACATTATTAAATCAACAATTTCAACAATATGGTTTATTTGGTAATGATAGAATATATGATAGAGCAGAACTTTTAGGTTTTATATCAGATAATAAACCAACTTATATGGATAAGGCAGGAGTATTTACAAGAAAAGTAGCTAGAAAAATTAAACAAGAAACAAAAGATTTGATTAACTAAATGTCAGAATTATTATTTAGACCAATAGATTTTAAGAAATATGAAACAGATGGTGTTGTTGATTTCACACCTATTCATTTATCATTGCGAGATAATATAGGCACAGTAGATCCATCTTTTACAGAAAGTTTTTGGTCAGGCATTAAGTATCAGTGGTTACCTATAACAAATAGAACAGCAGAACTATATCAGTTTAGTGATGTAGAACATGATGATACTTTTGATTTTAAAACAAGAGTTAAAGAAGATGGCACATTTATTTATGCTGAAGAACTATCACGAGCAAAAAATAATGAACATTATGATTATATTCTTAATAATATTAGAGCCATAGAACAGAATAGATCTCAATATGAAAGAGCAGGTATAGGTGGCTCTTTAGTTGCAGGTGTTGTTGATCCTTTGAACATAGCATTTATGATACCAGTTTTTAATGTTGGTATTCGTGCCGCTTGGGGTGCAAAAAGTGCATTGGGTGTAGGATATGAAACAGCCAAGTTAGGTGGTATTTTTGGTGTAACAAGTGAGTTACTACGTGCGCCTTTTGATCCATTTAGTACAGCACAAGAAGTTACAGCTAATATAGCAACTAATACAGCTTTTGCAGGTTTATTAGGTGGTGGTGCTAGAACTGTAGCAAATGGTTTGACTGGCATAGGCTCAAGAATAAGACAAGCTAAAAATCCTAATACATCTTCTAATGTTATAGAAGAGATTAGAGAAGCAAGAAAGAATATGGTATCAGATGAAGGATTACCTAAAACACCTTTAACTAAATTTTCTTTGATAGGCAGGTTTATACCTGCTGAAAGAATACAAAGATTAATTTACAAAGATGGAAAGAATGTTAAAGAAGCACCTGATTATGTCCGTGAAGCACATATGAAAATTGCACATAATGGTGTTACACCTTTGAAGAAAAACTATCTTGGTATGGGTGAGCAATCTATAGATATGTTACAAACTGAGTATGGTGCTTTAGGATTGCAGGTTGAACAATACTGGAGAAAGTTATGGAATAAAAATCTAACAAACTTAGATGGCACTGGTCAGCTTGGTGGTTTAGATTATCGTAGTACAAAAGTATCTATGGATAGATATATGGGTAAAGACCCACAAACATATGCTAGTAGTTCTACTGGTGAAATAAAGACACCTACATTTGATGAATTTGCAGAAGAAATAATAGAACTTTCTATTTTAAATGGAAATAAATCTTGGAATAAAAGATATTATCAAGATCTCCCTGAGTTTAAAAAACTTGCTATACAACGACTAGAAGATTTTCTACGAGATATAGATCAAAGAGGACAAGATGCCAAACTATTCCATGATAGAACAACTATAAAGGCTAATATCAAAGAGCTTCAAACTAAAATAGATGATTATGAAAAACGTATTAGAGTAGAAAAAGATCCACAGTTTAAAAAAATATTACAAATTAATCTTAAAAATTTAAAAGATAAAACTACTTTTTACGAACAATATGTACCAACAAGAAAAGATTATAAGTTTCCTTTGTATTATAACAAAGAGATGTTAATTCAAGATGAAGCCGCACAAGAAGAACTTATACAAATATTCACAAAACATTTTTTAGATCAAAGTAAGGTAACAAGATGGAATGAAACTACCAATAGTTATGAAGATGTTAGAATATTTGATAATGCAGTCGGTAAAGAAAATGCGAGAAAGTATGCAGAAGAAGTAGTAGATGCAATACTTGAAAGAGGTGATGATGCTTATGAATATGGCACTGGGATAGGTAAAGGTAAACATCTTATGATGAGGGTAACAAATATACCTGAACATAAAGTAATGAAATTTATAGTTAAAGATCCTAGAGTTATGACAGAATATGCAAAGAAAATGGGATTTAGAATAGAGTTTGCAAGAAAATTTGGTGATGTAGATATTGATGATTTAGTTAATACTTTTGAACTAAGAATGCAAAAAGATGGCTATACTGCAA